TATGTCAATCTGTGTATACGGAGAATCGAGAACCGGAAAGACCCTGTGGGCTCGATCCTTGGGACCTCACATTTACTGTGTGGGACTTGTCAGTGGGGATGAGTGCCTAAAGGCACCCACCGCAGACTACGCGGTGTTCGATGACATCAGGGGTGGAATTAAGTTTTTCCCGAGTTTCAAGGAGTGGTTAGGCTGCCAGGCTTGGGTTTCGGTTAAATGTCTTTACCGGGAGCCTAAATTGGTTAAGTGGGGCAAGCCCTCAATTTGGTTGAGCAACACGGATCCGAGGGATTACATGGAGAATTCAGACATTGATTGGATGAACAAGAATTGTATTTTTGTGGAGGTCAATGACCCTATTTTTCATGCCAGTAGAGAGTAGTAGTAGGAAGGAAATCAAGAACATCCGTGCTATCCGCAGAATTGCCAACAATTAAATCCATTATGTAAACATCACCACATCCAGGCTTCGCTGTTGTGGAAAAAGGAGATGAAGTCATCTGTCCTCCAACTTCCTGATCGGCGTAGTGGAGATTGCGATTAACTCCGTGCCATCGCTTGTAAGTAGAAACAACTCCGGTGTCGTTGCCTGATCGGATGTTTGTGACTTTGTCGTGCATGACGCTAATGCGGGAAGTATCGATTGGGGCAGTGATAGGGTCAAGCCAGTCGCGAGGGGTCGCGGTGACATTATTGATGCCGAAGCCTCGGAACATGAAACCGTATACGTCTGCGACTAACGGGAAGGGAAGTGCTGTCGCAACGCGTTGATATTCGACTGTGCCGGTGCCATCGTCGATCTGAGAAAAAACGCGGAGAATGTCTGACGTGTCGGTGAAACCAGGGGGTAGCCCCTTTAGGGTGAAGACCACGCGTCGCCAACGCCATGCGTTACTAGTGTCCGTTCGGATTGTGATGGTCTCTTTGACTCCACGAATGAAAGGTGTGCTGCTGAGACGTTGGGTATTGGTTGGCATTGTGAATGCCGCGGTGGGAGTATCGGAGAGGCTCCTCGCCGTTGCGCACCACAAAACCAATGCCGGAACATCCGAGGTGACCGAGAGGGCACCAACGTTCGTAGGAAGAGCTGGGAAGGTGTTGCCGGGAACCATTGTGTCCCGCTTCTTGGTTGAGGTCAGGTTGAGAATCCTTTTTCGACTCATTGAGCGAGGCGCTCTCTTTGTGTAACGTCGGCGGGATATTCTCTTTGTTCGAGGTGTCCTCCCAGAGCGTTTCGATCTTCGCGAACTTCGACGCGGGGCTCGCCGCTTTCGGCCGTAGGCCATAGTCCAAGAAGTGGCTTTTTACTTGGCGGGAAAAGGAACGGCAGAAGGGGTACGTGCACTCGGGATTCGGGTTTGGAGATGCGCCGTGCTGACAGTCGTCGCAGTAGAACAAGCCGGGGTTTGCTGATGATGCCATGGTTGCCGTTGGCAAAGGGGGGGAGATGAGAGTATTTATAGGGACGAGGTGTCCCTCTGTCCCTGGGCTATAATATTAGTTTGCCCAGGGACTTTTTCACAAATGCCGACTTTCGACATCCACTGCCGCTATGCTCTCATCACGTACTCTCAATGCGGGGACCTCTCCCCTACAACTGTTGGAGAATTCTTTGAAGGTCTTGGATTCAAATCTGTCATTGGACGAGAGAATCACGCAGACGGAGGCATTCATCTACACTGCTTTGTCGACTTTGGAAGGAAGAGAAGGTTCAGGAGACCTCGTTGCTTCGATATCGAGGGTCGTCATCCCAATGTTGAGCCTTCTCGGGGAACACCAGAAAAGGGTTGGGATTATGCAGTCAAGGATGGTGACGTGTGCTTCGAGTCCCTTGAGCGTCCGCGGGAGGGCGGAAGCAGCAATGGCGGAACTCGTGATAAGTGGGCTGCGATCACGGGTGCGAGCGATCGAGAGTCGTTTTGGGATTTGGTCCATGAATTGGATCCAAAAAGTGCGGCCTGTTCTTTCACCCAACTTCAAAAGTACTGTGACTGGAAGTTCGCTCCTGTGCCTCCCGTCTATGCTACACCAGACGGAATCACCTTCAGAGGAGGCGATGTTGATGGAAGAGATGATTGGTTACAACAATCTGGTATCGGAAGTGGAGATGCACTCATAGGTTAGTCTGTTCCAATGGGCGGGGCATCCAAAATGGATAGTGGTTTCCGCATGCGTCTCGGGGGGTCCCTCCCTCCGGCAGGAACCTCCCCCTCCCTCGACGCAACGCTCTCGTGTGCTGACTTGGGTAGGCAGATGTATGTCAATCTGTGTATACGGAGAATCGAGAACCGGAAAGACCCTGTGGGCTCGATCCTTGGGACCTCACATTTACTGTGTGGGACTTGTCAGTGGGGATGAGTGCCTAAAGGCACCCACC